GCGCGGGATTTGCCGGCTGCTGCGCCTTCTGCATCGCATCAAGCATGGCGGCAACCATGGCGGGCAGCGCGACGATCAGCGCCTTGCCGATGCTTTCACTGATCAGCGTGGCGAGCCTGTCGTCATCGTCTCCCGTCATCGGCTCGCTGTTGTGTGGCGAAAGGTTCTGATCACCCACCATCGCCTTTGCCACCATGCCGTCGTCGTCCAGCGCGCGCATGTGCGGGCCGGGCTTGCCGTCGAATACGATCTCGGTGCCTTCGATCAGCATTTCGGGTTCGGCTCCCGGCACGCGCGGCATGTGCGCCTTCTGTGTCAGCACATACTTCGCGGTGGGCCATTCCGTGTTTTTGACCATGAGTTTGTTCTCCATGAAAAGGTTCATGCTGTAGGCGCCCAAGCCTGCGCTCGGGCGCCTTGATGCTCAGATCAGAACGTGACGGAGAAGTTGCGCGGATACGCCTCGATCTCATCACGCCCCAGGTTCAGGAACGCCAGCACCGCGCCGGCCGTAAACGGGCCGGTGGCGACGGTGTAGTTCAGGCGCAGGAAGCGCGGGCGCGCGGCACCCGGCTGGCGCGGCGGCACGGACATCGCCATCACGTAGGGCTGCCCGCCGACGACGCGCGAGTTCAGCGTGGCGATGGGCATGGGCAGTTCGGATGCGTAGGTAGTCCACGTCGAATTGTCCACGCTGCCCTGAAAGTCGATGGCCAGCGTGGCAGCGCCCGCTGCCGCGAACAATCCGTTCGACAGCACGGTGACTTGAATTTTTTCGCCCCACGAAATTTCATTCGCGGTGCGAAGATCAATGACGTCCGTGCTGGGGCGGGAGGCGGTGATCGGAACGAAGGCAAGCGCGAGCCCGCCGTCGAACACGAGGTTGCGATCCAAGATCATGTGAAGCTCCGGTGCGGCTCGGCCGCTGTTCAGGTTGCAGGCAGGTGACGCGGCCCGAAGGCCGCGCCGATCATCAGATCACACGGCTTTCGGTGTTCAGCAGCCGATCCACCGTCCGGATCGGGATGCCCCGGAAGGTGGTGACAGGCTTGCCGTCCCATTCGTCGTAACGCAGCAGCACGTTCGTCTTGTTCAACGCCTGCTTGTCCAGCGCCGTCGAGATCGTGCGGTTGCAGTAGATCGCCCAGCGCGTCGCGCCGAGAACGCCGGCAGGCCGCGTCGCGGTCTGCACGTTCGCCATCGGTGCCGGCGTGGTGGGGAAAAGGTGCATCGCGTTGATCAGCGCGTTGATCAGGTTCGCCGCGCTGCCGCCGGACAGCAGCGACACGTCGATGTTCGCGATGCGCACGATGTAGCGCCAGTCACGGACGCACAGTCCCATCTCCCACTTGAAGTGGGAGCGATACGCCTGATAGGGGTTGTTGTTGCTGTCGTAGACCGTTTCCTCGCCGAGATCGCGATGGATCAGCCCCGCCACCTTGCCCTTCGGGAACATCCCGAAGCACGAGTTCGGCCCCCAGCCCACGATCCACATGGACGTGTTCGTGGAGCCCGTGCCGCCCGCGTCGATGATGTTGGCGCCGGAAGCCGCGCCGCCGAGCGAGTTGTAGCGCGGCGTGAAGCCCATGATCTGCGACGGCGTGTTCAGCGAATTGCTGTAGAGGAACGCTTCCTGCGCCTGCTGCGTCATGCCTTCATAGAAGGCCGCGTCCTCCTGCATCCGGAACTGCGCGGTGTTCCCGTTCAGATCGGCGAGATCGCGGTCGATGGTCGAGTAGCCTTCCAGATTGCCGCACTTGTCGGTGATCTGCGCGGTGGTGGACTTCGACTGCTGGACGCCCTGATACATCAGGCGCCACGTGCCGGACGGCAGGCCGGTCCGGACGGTGGTGCGATGACCGTCCGTCTGGTTGCCCATCGTCCAAAGCATGTCCTCCATCATCTGGTTGGACTGCGACAGCAAGTCCACGACATCCGCCGTGCTGCCGTCCGGATCGAGACGCCTCGCCCAATCGGCGAGCGTCAGAAAGTCACTGGAAAGGGTGGCCATGTTCTAACCTCCGCTCGCCGGATCAACCGGCGCTGTTGAAGTGTGTGGGATACATGCGCTGGGCGGCAGTCTTGCCCGTGGGCGCCGGTCCGCCGCCCTGCACGACGGACTTCTCCACCAGAAGGGACGCCATCGCGTGCATGACGCGCAGGATGGACGGGTTGTTCCCGGCCCCGGTGAATTGGAAGGTGCGGAGCGCGTCCGTCACCATTTCGGCAGGCAGGCCGAGCGTGTTCATGGCGTTCTTCACGACGGCCATGTTCGCTTCCAGCTTTTCCGCGCTGCCGCCGATCACGGGATCGGCGATGGCGGCCTGCTGCCACTGATCGTTCAGTTCCTTGAAGGCGACGGCGCCCGCGTTCAGACGCTCCGTCAGCTTCGGGCCGAGCGCGTTCAGCACCGCGTTGACGCTCTCGTTGTCCATGCCGCCCTTGGCGGCACCGTCGAGAAACGCCTGCACGAGTTCGTCGTCGGCCTTGATGCCTTCGGGAAGCGCGTCGAGCTTGTAGTCCTTCGGATCGAGCGCGGCCGGCTTCTCCGGCTCCGCCTTCGGATCGGCAGGCTTCTCGCCTTCGGCGGGCTTCTCCGCTTCCGTCGTGGCGGCCGGCTCGGCGGCCTTGTCCGACAGCAGCGACGACGTGACGGCGCTTTCCGGCGCCGCAGGGGCGACGGGCGCAGCGGTCGTCGCGGCTGCTTCTGCGGCCGGGGCGGTGGTTCCTGCGTCGGCGGTGGTGCCGGTGCTTTCGCTCATGTCGTGATCCCCTAGATGTTGGGCATGTTTTCGGACAGAAGGACCATATATTGTTCCCTCGCGGCCTGCAACGCCCTGTTCTGCAAGTCAAGGCCGACTTGCCGCGCGCCCTCCCGGAACAACGTGTAGCCGTCGTTCAGCGTGGGCGCAGTTAAGGGGTCATGAACCCCACATAGTTTGAACACGATGTCGTGGTAAAATCGACGGCCAGCCGCCGACGACAGCAGGTTCTTGATCACTTCGTTCTGCTCTTGCGAGCGCCGACGTGCCGTCTGCCGCTGGCGCTTTACGCCGTCCTCGGTCGCTGCGTTCGGATGCTCATTTTCCTCCGGCAGCAGTTCTTCGTCAGCCATGTGCGCCTCCGGAGAAGATCGGGCGCTCGGGCTTGCTCATGCCGGCGTCGAGCTTCGGCGGCACCTTCTCGACGGTGCAGGCCGCGAGCGCGGGCGACTGCTGCCGCACCGCCTCGGCTTCTTCCTTCGTGCGGTAGTGCAGCCCGAACTCGGGCGCTGCCCAGCCGAACAAGCCGTGCGCGCGCCCTTTGTCGTTGCGGATGAAATACGCCATTTTGTCAGCCTCCGTTCAGGATCATGTTCAGCGCATTCTGGCCGCCGCCTACGTCGGTGTCGGACAGCACCTTGCCAGCGTTGACGGCTTCGGCGCCAAGCTGCACCTGCGTCTGCTGCTGCACCTGGGCGTTGCGCGCGGCGCGGATGGCTTCCTTCTGCTTCCTGCCTGTCAGCAGCTTCGGCGGCACGCGCAGCAGTTCCGCCATCTCGGCAATCGAAGCGTCGGCGTCGAGATTGTCCAGGGCTTCCGGGCGGGCCGCGCTGACGGTGCCGGTGAAACCCCAAAGACGTTCGATGCCAGTGGCGGCGGACGCGCGTTGCAGGTCGGCCAGCGGCGAGATGTAGTCCACCTTGACCGGCGTGTTCCGCATCACGTCAGGCGGCGGCGGCAGCAGGCCGCGACGCGCCATGATCTGGAAGATGCGGTTGATGTCCGGCGTCAGCCCTTCCTGCTGGTTCCTGTCCAGCACCGGGCCGAGCATGATCAGCTTTTCCTCGCGGCGCGCGTCGATCTCCGTGGCGGTGCGCACGGTGTCGAGTTGCGAGATCATGAGGAACACGTCGTTGAAGAACACTTCGCGGATGCGGCTTTCCACCTTCGCGATGTCCTCTTTCAACTCGCCCAGCGGCAGGTTGACCATGAACGCCGGCTTGAAGCCGATCCCTGCGTCCAGGCGCGGGACGTAGGTGATCGCGCCGGGCAGCAGCGATGCCGGCTCGTTCTTCATGCTGGCGTCCGCCACCATCGGCGGGTCGGTCATCTTGTCGATGCCTTGCGCCTTTCGCTTTTCTTCCTGCTGCAACTGCTTGATGTCGCCGAGCGCGTCCATCGCGGGGCTGCGGCCATAGGCATCGTTCGCCAGCGTATCCCAGCGCGGGCACGAGAACGGCTGATCGAGGAAGCCACTGATCCGGAGCGCGCGTTCCGTCGCGGCTTCTTCCCAATAGACTTCGCGGTAGCGGAAGTTGCGCGGCAGGCCAGCGCGCCCAACAGAACGTGGGTTGCGCTCATAGTCCGGGTTCGGCTCGATGGCGTGGCACACGACGATCTCTTGATCCATCGAGCCCATCGCCATCGCGCGGCCGTTGCCGTAGAGCGACTTGAGCGTGGTGCTGCAATTCTCGATGCCGAACTCGGCGACCACCTGGGCCACGGTCATTGTGAACTTCCTGAACAGGGTGTTCACGGAGAAGTTCGGCCCGGTGGCGCAGAAATACTCTCCGGCCGCCGGCACGAAGCAGCGGATCACGGTATCTTCATCTTCGTAGATGATCATCGGCGCCGTGCCGAACACCACGAGATCGAGATATTGCGTCGCCTTCGCGTTGTAGTAGCCGCTGCCCGCCATCACGCGCATCATGCGCTTCGTCACTTCGTCGCACCACGTCATCACGTCCTGATCCTGCGCAAGCTCGGGATCGGGCACCGTGAGACGGAACCAGGGGCGGCTCGGGCTCGACACGCCGGACATGATGCCGCTGGCACACTTCCGCGCAGCTTCGGTGCCGGTGCTGTTGATGATGCGGTTGTTCAGCGGCGAGCCGCGATCATTCTTGTCGGGCGTCGCGAGCCACACGTAGCGGCGTGGAAGGATGAACGCGGCGAGTTCCTTCCAATGCGTCCACCACGACAGGCGCACCTTTTCGAGCATCGAAAGCCGGCTGCTCAATCCCGTCAGCAGATCGAGTATTTCCGGCCCGGTCGGTGACGCCCTCATGCGCGCCCCATCTTCCGCTGCCGGCGTGTCAGTCATGAGCTTAGGGGCACGCGCCATGTGTCGATCTCCGTTCAGGCGCCCAGCAAGGCTTTGCTGCGCGTGGTGCTCGCCTGCTGCGTGAGCCCGGCGCCGCTGGTCAGAACCGTGCCGCCGAAGCCCAGGCCGGCGGCCATCGCGCCCGCGCCTTTCGCCGTCTCGCCAGACGCGGCGGTGGGGCTTTGCTGCGACGCGGGCGGCACGTAGGCGGCTGCCGCTGCTGCTGCTGCCTGCCCCTCCGGGGTGCTCGCGGCCGGCGTGCTCGCCTGCGGCACATACACGGTTTTCGGCTTACCGCCCATGGAACCCTTCTCCTAGTAGGTGTTGCGACAGGCACACACCATACCTAGTGTCAAGAAAAATGCAAAAGAAAACCCCGGAGCCTTGCGGCGCCGGGGCGAGTTTGGGAGGAAACGTCCAAGAAAGCAGCCGAGACGAAGCGGCTACGCATCCCTCATAACAAAGGGATCGTATTCTGTCGAGGCACGATAGGGGCTGGTATTCGCGTTGTTCGGACCGCCGCCGTGCTTCCCGTCAGGCATCTTCTGGACAGGGTAGGCGAACGTCAGCGCCAGCGCGTCGGCGAGATCAGGGCTGTCCACGCCATGCTGGCGCTTCATGATCTCTTTCGACACGAGTTGGATGTCGCGGTCGTTGCGGTGGCCATAGAGCGCACTCACGAGTTCCTTGGCGAGATCAGGATCGTCGGGCAGCGCGAGATAGGGAAGCATCTCGCGCATCACGCCCCACATCTCGGTGCGCTTGTTCGCGTAGTTCGCGGCATCGACGGAAAGCTGCGCCCTGTCCGACTTCGCGCCGAACTGGACTTCGCGCACCGGCACGTTCATGCGACGCAGGATGTCCACCACGCCGCCGCCCACACCGCCGCCGTCCACGTGGATCGCATCGAAGCGGTAGATGGCGTGCATCTGCGCCACGGCGTTCGCCACTTCCACGGTGTCGTTGCCAGACATGATTTTCCAGGGGATCGTGCGGCAGTCGCGCCCTTTGCGAACGGCGATCACCGACTTGTCGCTGCCGAAGCGCGCGACATCGACGCCCGCAATCAGCGGATCGGACAGATGCGCGATGGCTTCGTTCTTGCGCGCACGCCACACGTCCTCATTCGAGATGAACTGCATCGAGGACACGCGAGGGAACATGCCGCGCACGTTGACGCGCACATAGTCGCTGTCCTCGCCCATCTTCTCGACAAGCGCGTTCAGTTCGTTCTTGTCGGTGACAGGCACGGTGCGGCTGTCGATGTTGCGCTTGCGCCAGCGGCGGTCATCGAAGGCTTCACGGAAGCGGCCAGCGCCACGTGTCGGGTTGCCGAATGCGAACTGTAGAACTTCGGTGTCGGCGTCCGAAAAGATGCCGTCCGTGGTATCCCAAATAGGATCGGCGATCTGCGACGCTTCGTCCTTCACGAACACGATGCGCTTGCCGAAGTTGTGCAGGCCGGCGAAGGCTTCGGGGTTCTGCTCGTTCCACGCCATGGCATCCATGCGCCACGTCTTTTCAAACTCGGGATCGGCCGCGTAGATCGACGTGGCGGTGAACTTGAACCAGTGTTTGCAGATCATCATGTTGAACCACTTCGCCACTTCGGGCATCGTGGTGCCACGAAGCTGCGGCTCGGTTCCCGCCGTCAGCCTAACGCGACTGTGTGGGAAGGTGGCCAAGCCCCACAACACCAGCCACGACACTTCGGCCGACTTCCCGATGCCCTTGCCTGACGCGGTGACGAAGCGCCCCTTGCCGGGCGACATGCCATAGTTCGCGCTGTAGCCGCTGTTGGGGTTCGCTGCGAGCCCTGCGTCGATCAGCAACTCGGCCTGCCATTGCGTGGGGCCGATCATCTTTTCGAGGCTCGTGCCTGCCTGCCCCCAGGGGAACGCGAACTGGACGAAGCCGAGAGGATCGTAGCGGAAGGTCGCTATCGTCTCGATCAGTTCCGCCTCTACGTCTTGTGCTCGCACCGTTCGATCCTTTTCTTCCAGAAGCCAAGCTCGCGCTGCTTCTTCGCCTTGCGTTTCAGATAGCGCACCTTGGCCGCCATGCGAGCCTCATGCTGCTTCCGCGTTCCCTGCTGTCCCTTCACGAACATCGCGGCTCCCCTGTCAGGCCAGCATTCGCGCCATCCACGCGGCTTCTCGCTTCATCTTGGCGAACTGCGCCATTTCGCGCAACGTGATCTCGACGGCGCCGGCCGCCACGGCTTTCTGCCGCACGGTGATCGACACGTCGTAGTGGTCGCCTTGGAACCACTCGCGCTTGAGCCCGATGCGCTGGGCCATGGCGTGCAGTTCGTCGTCGGTGTCCGCCATCATGTGCGACATCTTCATCCGGCGGAACTCGCCCATCGGATACTTGAACATGTCGTCAACGTAGACGGTCACTTCCGCCCCATCATCGCGTCGAGATCGTATTCCTCGGGTTCCTCGCCCGTGTTCGGATCGGCGTGCGTGATGCGGTGCTGCAACCCCAGCAGGCGCGCGGCGATCTCGGCCTGCTCCGGCGTCAGTTCGTCCGGCTCGGGATCGTGGTCGTGGACTTCCTCCGCCTGCCCCTCGATCACCGGCCGCGTCACGCCTGTCCGCTTGAACGCTTCGTCCAGGCGCACGGCGAGGCTGTTCACGTTCACGTCGATCTTGTCCGTCAGCAGGCCGAGATGTCGCGCCAGCAGCGTCAGCGCGCCCATCTTCGACGCGAGCTTCACTTCCTGTATCTCGACAGGCACCATGTTGCCGTCAGCGCCGACTTCCACGATGCGCCGCGTCTTGATCCCCTCGATCATCGCGGCGTCATCTTCGTTGTATTCGGTGGGCGCACGCAGCGCACCGTCGTCGCGGAACAGGACGCGAGGATCACCGAACGCCACCTTGGCCGCCTCGCGGATCACGCGGTCCGCCGTCACGCCTGTCCGCGCGCTCCGGGCCGCCAGCGCACGCGCGATGGCGTTGTGGACGACGGAGCCCGGCTTCATCATGCGCGATGCTGTCGCCTGCGCGCGCTGCGGCGGATAGCCTGCACGGATCGCGGCCTGCGTCGCATTCAGGTCGATCATGTATTCGAGCACGAATAGCTTCTGCTGCTCGTTCAGCGTCTCGGGCTGCTTGCGCTCAAGCAGCTTCGCGATCTGCGTGGCTTCGGTTTCCTTGGCGATGCTCATGCGCCTCGATCCTTCATCGTCTTGAGGATGATGCGGGTTGCATCATCCTCATTGCCCCATATGCGGCGTTTGTTGCACCAATCGTCGTAGACCGCTTTTGCGGGGAACGACACCTTGCCGTCGCGCAGCAGATCGCGGATGGGCTGCGGCAGGGCATCGAACGCCTGCATGTCCGCCTGCACCATCCCCTCCGGCCTGGGCGGCTTCGGCGGTAGGCGAGGCACCACGTCAGGCTCGACGTAGCGCCTGCGCACCGCCCGCCTCATTGCAGGCATTCCGTCAGATCGTTCCCGCAATCCATGCAACCGAAGTGTCCGTTCGGCATCGAGCCCAGGTTCGTGCTGCCGCAGTTCAGGCACGCCGGGATCATCGTGGGCTCGGGCAGCGGCTTCGGCGCGGGGAGCGCGCTCGCAAGCGCCTCGGTCATCTTGTCGCGGAAAACCTGCGTCGCGGCCATATGGGGGAGGAACGCCATCGCCTTGCGCACGAGCGCAAGACGATCCTCGACATCTTGTGCAGATGCCATTTTGGACGCGGTGTTCAGGTTCTTGACGCTCGCCACCTGTGCCGGGGTAGCTTTGGCGATCAAACTGGACAAAACGTCCTCGAAAGCCGCCTGCGTCAGCACAACGTCTCGTTCGGGCTTTCCCTTAAAGGTGAACAAGACGGTCGCCTTGTAGCCCGGTGCCAGCAACGACAGCGCGTGCTGCATCATGGTGTGGACAGTTTGCTCGATCTGACGCAGGGTGGCCTGCATCTGCTGCTCGGGCGTCAGCGCCAGGGGGTGATCATTCTGCATGGGAAGTCCTTTCTGTGCTTGTGGGTAGCTGGGAAGCCTTAACATAGGCGTCAGGACTGCACAATATTTTGATTAGGACAGGGCGTAACGTGTTGGAAATGTAGGATAATTTGTGCGAGTGGGGTGGGCTGGTTACGCGGCGGGGGTATCGGCGGCCCCCCTCCCCCCGTGTTCTGGCGCGAGGCCGGGGGAGGGGGTCGAGCACGGCGCGGCCGGCGCAGCGCCGAGCTTGCCGAGCACGCAAAGCAAGCCGAGCCGGGGCACAACCCCTTGCGCAAGCACGCTTTGACGAATGCCGCATAAGTATCATTATGGAAAGGCGCGTGCTAAGTGACTGATATTGCTAGATGTCAGGTTGCCCATTAGGACACAATGCGCGGGTTGCAGCGTGCCGAGCACGTCCAAGCCGGGGCAGATTGCGCATTGTGTCCTAGTCGCACGTCGCGCCAGCGTGCCGAGCACGTGGCAGGCTAGGGCATTGGAACCGCCCGGACGTGGCAGGTTGACGGCTTGACGTTGTGTCGTGGTGCGCGCTGCGCTGATCCTCGCGCGCTTTAACGTGGCGCCACTGTATGGCGTGGCGCATCCCCCACGACATAGGGCGCAACGTCCCACTAGCTCACATCGACCACGACGCAGCGTCTAGCGCAAAACCAGGCATTTTCCCATCTTGCACAAAATGCCCTAAATCCCCGTTGTGCCCATGGTGGCACTAGCGGTCACATGGCGGAAAGGCGCGAGGCAAGCGCCAGCGTCAAGCCTCGCGACGTTTCGTGCAATGCGATAGCCTAGCGGCCACATGCACAAAGCCTCTTGCATCCCTAGTGGAAGTATGCCCCATTATTCCCCCATCTCCCGCCTATAGCGGGAGTGGGGATTATGGACATACGACGCGCACATGCGCGTTAGGGGAGAATGTGGCATGTCTGACACTTGGCTTGAACACTCGCGCGCTTTCTTGGAAGCGGCCGGCGCTGATCCTGCCGCCGTGCTGGCGCAGGCTCGGCTTTCTCTCATGCTTGCGCCGGAAGGGGAAACCGCCGTCGTGCGCGTCAAGCTCCCGGATAATCGCGCGGCGTGGTGCCGCACGTATAGCACGGGGTGGGCTTGCGTAGCCGTGGCGCCGTGGGGGAGTGGACGGGAAGCCGATAGCGTGGCGCGCGCTGCGTTCTTTGCGTCCAAGTGGCCTAAAGAGTGGATCACGCCGCGCGCCGTCAAGGTTGCCAGCAAGAAAGCGGGAGATGCACCATTCGTCGCGGGCGGCATGGCATGGGCGAATGATCCGGCCGGCGGCATCCTTACCGCCGTCGTGGCATGTGCCGAGCCGTTGGCGCTGATCATGCGGCCGGGAGCCGAGCCGGTCACGGCGGACGAAACGGCGCTTGCGTGGCGAAGCCTCGCGCACAACGTCGCAGGCTTCCGCGTGGAATGGGAAGCCGGACGCTGGCACGTGCATAACTTCCGGCTTGCCGCCATGCGCGCCGGCTTGCGCATGAAGCACATGGCGAAGCGCGAAGCCGTGGCAGCAATGCGGGCGGACAAGGCAACCTGACAAAATGTGCAAGCCGTGCATTTTGTCGATTGACACGCGGCCGGCTTTCCCCTTAAGAGGGTTCCACGGGAGGCAATCGAGCCTCCCGGACGCGAAAGGCTAGGACCATGGGAACCGCTTTCTTCCGGACTGAAAACATCGTGGAAATGGCGCAATTCTGCGCCGAGCTTACGCGGCAGGGGATTGCGTATCACGTGCTCCCGTGCGCGGGAGGCTACAACGTCAACCTTACGGGATATTGAGACATGATCACGTTTCGCAAAGTCGGCGGGTTGCGGTTCCTTCGCGTGGCGCGCTTGCAAGTGTCGTGGTGCATCTGCCGCCGGAAGCCGGCCGCGCGGAAGCTCCCCACGTGGCACGAAGCGCCGTTCTACCGGGGAGCCTGACAAAATGTGCAAGGCGCGCATTTTGTCGATTGACACGGCGCGCGCTTTCTCCCCTAATGCGGTCACGGCGCCAGACACGGCGCGCAAGGCAAGAAAGGCTCCCGACATGTTCCATTCTCACGTTCCGGCCGGTTCCATCGCAGCGCGCAACATGCACGTCATGCATCGCTTGACGCTGGCGCAGAACGAAAGCCGGGAGCTTGCGCGGGATGCTTTGCAGGATGCCGGCCGCGCCTTGTCGCGCCGTGACCGCGCCGGCTTCCGTGCCGCGTGCATCCTCGCGGCGCAGCACTACCGCAACGCAGGGGAGGCAACCCTTGCCGCCCATTGGAACCGCCGCGCGAATATCTGACATTCCGGCCGCACGGCTCCCGCGTGGCGCCGTGCATCCCGAATGCCAGCATCCCGCTTGCATCTCGATTGAAGGAATAGGCCACATGGTCCGCAAGGTTATGGACAATTCGCAAGTGTTGCACGTATGGGCGGCACAAACGCAGGACGAAGCCCGGACGCCAAACGGGAACCTTTCGTTTTCCGGCGGCGTGCTTTCGTCCTATTCAACGCCCATCGCGCATATCACGTCCGCGCCGGACGGTAGCGGCGTGGCGCTGATCACGTGCATTTCCTACAGTGTCACGACTTCCGGCAAGCACATGCCGAGCACGCGCGACACGTCGCAGTATCCCACGTTCCACGTGCCCTATCTCTTGCTCCCGCCGGGGCACATGCGCGGCCGGTATGCCGAGCCTCGCGACAAGCCGGCGCGCGACTGGCGCAATGACGAAAGCGGGGAGGATTACGCCGCACGCTGCGCCGTCGTGGAACATGCCGGGAATGTCGCGCACTATCTGGCGCAGTATCGCGCCGGCATGACTGCCGCCATGCGCAAGCGGGAGCTTCCGGGATGGGCGGAAGTCAACGCGCTGCGATGGGTCAACGGCGCGCAAGAGATGGTCGCCGAGCTTCCGGCGGAACCCGGTTCCCATTCGGATTATGGGCAACCCGGCCGCGCGCTTCACGAATTGCGCCGCTACTGCGCCGTTTTCAACCTGCCCCTTCCGGCGGACATGCCGGACGCGCAAGCGGACATGGTGGCGCTTCGCGCGCACCACGCCGCGCGCGCTGCGAAGCGCGACACTCCCGCGTATCGTGCCAAGGTTGCGCGGGATGCCGCGCGCCGTGCCGCCGTGGAAGCGGAACGCGAAGCGAAGCGGGCGGAAGCCTTGACGCTGGCGCGTGCCGAGAATGCGGACAAGCTCGCGGCGTGGAAGCGTGGCGTTCCCGTGCATCTCCCGTGGGAAGTGTCGCAAACCGCCACGGGCGGGGGTGTCGTGCGCGTCGTGGGGGATGTCGTGGAAACCGCGCGCGGGGCAAAGGTTCCCCTTGCCGCCGGCCGGCGCTTGCTCGGCATGTGCGCGCACGTCCGCCGCACGGGGCACGAATGGACGGGAAGCCTTCGCGTGGGTTCCTTCCATCTCTCGCACGTGTCGGCGGACGGAACCGCCCGCGTGGGTTGCCACTTGCTGGAATGGGCAAGCATGGTGGAAGCCGCGACGAATGCCGGCATCCCCATCCCGGACGGCGCGGAAGCCGTGGCAATGGGCGAAGCCTGATCACGGCGGCAGGGGATGGCGCAAGCCTCCCCTGCCACTCCCCTAGCCTGCCGCCCGCACGTGGCAGGCTAGGGGAGTGGCAGCAATCCCGCGACACTCCCGGAAAGGATCACGACACTATGTCAACCCTCACGCGCCAGACGTGGCACGCCACGCGCGGCAAGCATCTCGCGCCGTCAACCCTCGCGGGTTCCGGGGAGGCTTCCGCCATGGTTTGGACGGAAAGCGAAGCGGACGGCTCGGCTACCGTGGCAGTCGTGCTTGACGCGCACGGCGCGCGCTTCACGCTGCGCCTTCGCTTGGACGAATGCGATAGGATCACGGCGGAAGCCTGCCGCATTCGTGCCGCCCATCCCCGCCAAGGGGCAAAGCTCCCCACGACGAAGCGGGAGGGTTGAACATGGCGCGCAATCGAGAGATGCGGCCGGACAACGGCGGCACGGCTTGCAGCACGTGCGGCGCTGCGTTCCCGGTCAACCCGCCGGGCCATTGCGGCGGAACCGGCTACGCGGTCAAGCCGGACGGCGCGCGCATCTGCTATCCGTGCGCGGCGGAAGCGGAACGGGCGGCGGTATCTCTTTCCGGTTCCGTGGCCCGGACGGCGCCACGTGGCACGGGCGGCACGATAGCACGGGGCATGACTTAGTTACCGTGCGGCGCTGCAAGGGGAGCACGCGACATGCCCCGTAGGTTGACCGGGATTGCGCGCGCTTCCGATAGGTGGCGCGTGACTATCTTTCGCACGGGAACGGGATGCGGCTTCACGTCCGCCGGCCGGACACGAAGCGAAGCCTTCGCGCGTGCATGTGCCCTAGCCGGGCCATTCTACACGGGCGGGAGCACGTTCCGGGGCACGCCGCAACCTGACATCCTCCCCACGCTGCAAAGCCTATTCCGCGCCGTGGCGCGCAATGCGCCGCACGTCCGGGAGGATGTCACGCGGGAGGATGACATGCGGACGTGTAGCCTTCGCGTGCAACGCTTGAACCGGGAGGGTTGACATCATGAGCATGGCAAGCCGCGCCATCTGGCGCGCGACTATCTGCCGCACGGGAACCGGGGAGCACGCCACGGGAGCCGGCCGGACACGTCAAGAGGCTTTCAATCGAGCCGTGCGCGAGATGCGCCAGCGTGGCCCGGACGTGCTCCCGCCGGACGTGGCAGAAACCGCCCGGCGCTTGTTCAGCGGGTTGCGGGGGAACCGCCTAGGATGGCGCGAAGCCTGCCGCGAGGATGGCGCGCGGACGTGCTCGGTCACGCTGGCGCGCGCCGTCCAATCCGGGGCAAGGTAGCGCCACGCGCCGGACAGACGATCATGGGCAACCTGCACAAAATGTCTTGCATTCCTATTCGGCATGTGCGACGTTTTGTGCAGGATCACGAAACACAACGGATTGGACAGACGATCATGGACATTATGTCAAGTCGCGGGGCAATCGACATTCGCGCCGGGGAGCCTCGCCCGGTCAAGCTCGAATTGTGCGACAAGCACGATTATCTGACATTCGCGGGCGAATGCGACTGCGCCAGCAAGGCGCGCAAGACACGCTACGCGGTCATTGGAACCGCCTATGGATGGCTCCATACGACGGGCGGGGATATTCGCATGTGGCGCAGCGCAAGCGGCGCGCGGCGTGCCGCCAAGCTCTATTGCGGCATTTAGGGGAGAGACGATCATGAGCCTTTCCACGAATGAATTGCGCCGAGCCGTGGCCGCGCAATCGAGCACGTGGCTTCGCGCGTGTCTCTACTCCAATCGGACGTGCCCCGCGCGCCGGTTCCTGCCGAGCACGGCGCGCGTCAACGCGGTGATCCGGCGCGTTCTGCGCCAGCGTGGGGAGTAGACGATCATGGGCAATTTTCGAGTGACCTATGAGATTGTCACCCACGAAAGCGCCGAGCATGGCGACGCGGAAAGTCGCGGCTATGTGCAGCCGGGCGAGTGGCGCACGGATGACGCGGGCGACGGCTTGACGCTGCGCGAAGCCATGCGCCTTGCCGCGCCGCAAGAGGATAGCGGCAGATGGTGGAGCGAAGTCGATGGGCGGCAGAATTACACGACGGGAGCCGTCGAGACGCGCAGCATTCATCCGCCGCGCAACATCACTCCGTCGAGCTACGCGCGAGTGTCGCGCGTGCTCGGCTTCAACCGGGAAGGATAGACGATCATGGCACGCAAGCAAAACAACGCCGCTAGCGCGGCGCGCATCGAAGCCGAGATACGGCGTGTTGTTGCCAAACTGGCGCACCGCCCCGTGGCTGAAATTGTCGCGGTGCTGCGCGAGCGTGGCATTGCTGCCGATCCTGGTTTTATCGCGTCACTGACGGAAAGGAAGTAGACGATCATGGGCAACATTCATCGAGCCTACGAAATGCTCCGGGGAGCCGAGCGCGAAGCGTGCGACAAGATGGCGCAAGGCTGCTTCGATGTCGCGCGCCGCTTCAACCTGCCCACGGACGGCGGAGACGCGGCCGAGCGCATGGTGGAAGCCATTGCGCAATGGATGCTCGACAGTAAGGCGAACCACGTGTCGCCCGTCGCCTATCGTGGCGAGGCGGGCGCTGATCCTCGCGCCACGGTGCAGCGTATCGTCTCCCGCGCGCAGCAAGTCGCCTACTTCGAGGGGATCGGCGAATGCTTCTACCAGCATGAGGGGATGCGCCCGCCGCGCGCCGGGGAGTTTTATCTGTCCGGCGCCGTGGTCCAAGCCTACCGGGCTCCGAACGACATCATGACGCCCTATCAGGTCGTGAAGCCCACGACGCGCGCCGTGCGCCAGCGCAGCACCGACTGGCCCTATGTCGCGGGCGAGCCGGTATGAGCCGGCGCCAGCGCCCGATGGTGAACCCGCGCCCGCCGGCTGACGATCATTCGCTCCCGGAGGAACGCATTGCGGAAGTCACCTTTCCGTCCGGGCGTGGGTGCCTCATTTCCTGCCGCGTGCGCGATGACGGCGCGGAGGAAGTGGTGATTTACAGGGCGGATCGCGGTGTGCGAGTATGGACCGACTACCGCAGTCGGACCAAACAAGGCAGGGGCGAACGAAGTGTCGTCTACTGCGCTGACTGACAACCCAAGAAAGGAACAGACGATCATGAGCTACGAGAACTTGAGCATGGTGGAACTGCGCGAGATGTGCGCACGGCTCCGCATCACGCCCGGCCGCAGCAAGGCCGAGACGATCACGCGCATCGAGGCGGAGGACCGCCGGGAAGCGGAAGCCGCCGATGCCGCTGCGTCCGCCATCGTCGTCAACGGCGACGTGCTGCCTGCGGATAGCGAGGAAGCGCAGATCATCCTGAACGATCCCCTGCCCGAGATCATCGGCGTGGACTACGGGCACATCGAGGCGCGCGTCATGGCGCACATGGTCGCGGGCGGCGCCCAGGTCGCCGACATCATGAACGCGCCCTACGGGAACCACGCGCCGGTCACGGGCGGCTTCACCACGGAAGTCCGGGCGGACGGGCGGCGGCACGTGACCGGCACCTACGACACGCCCAAGACGAAGGCGCAGCGCCAGCGTGACGTGCGCCGCAAGATGCGCAAGGCGACGCGGCGGGCGCAGCGGCGTTCCGCGTGATGCACGCCGCGAAGATGGCGCGGCACGCTGCCGCCGCCCGGACGGGGCCGATGAAGCCCCGTCCGTTCCAGATCATCCCGACGTTCCGGCGCGCGCCGTATCGCCTGGGCTGGTATCTGCGCTGGGGCCGCCGGCTCCGGCTATTCCAGACGATCATGGGCTTCCGTCCGTGACGTGTCAGGCGCGGCGCATGGCTGACGGAAGCTGGCGCTGCGCCGCCTGCTCGTTCTCGTGGGATCACGACGACGCGCCGCCCGACTGCAACCCCAAGCAAGAGGAACCTACACAAAATGCCCAAGCTGTCGTTGACAGAACGTCTAAGCGCCGCGCTGGAAAAGGCGCGCGCTTCCCTTTCTCGCGCCGACGCTGACGAGATCGAGGACATGGTGGTGGAAGTCGCGATGCTCGAACTCGGACCGGAACGCGCGCAGACATGGGCGGCCGGGAAGCGCGCAGACGATCATGGACAAAACGTCCTGCCGTTCCCGAACGCGCTGCATTCCTGCCCGTGCGGTTCCTGCACCACGCCCTGCCCCGGTTCGGATGGAAAACCGCTTTGCGGTGATTGACAGGCGCGCGCGACTGCCATACGGTGAATGGATTATCAACCCCAGGAGAACCAGACTATGGACGACATGAACGCGGCGGTCGCGCTTGCGGACCACGCCAAGGTGACGGTCCTTCGCGATGCCGAGAGCCGCATGGCTGACGGCGCCGATCCGAAGGTGGTGGTGGTCGATGCGCTGCTCGACTACGTGGCCGAGAGCAAGGCGTTCGATCTCGCGCCCAAGCTCGCCGATCCGGTGAGCACGCAGATCATGATCTTCGGCCCGGACCACGCGCAGATCGTCGGCGCGATCAAGGAAGCCGAAGCGCAGTTCAGCGGCATCGAGGACGCGGCGGCCATGGCGCTGCTGGCCTGGACGGGCGACGATCTTGATCTCCCCACCACCACGAAGAACTTCATCCGCGCCGTGCTCAAGGCGCCGATGCCCATGAACCGTGGGAAGTGGCTCGCGAAGTTCGGCATCGTGAAGGGCGATCTCGACGCGATCACGCCCAGCACCACGACGGCCGCGCCGCCGGCACCGCCCGCGCCGGAAGCTCCCGCCGAGTTCGACATGAACGCCATGCTCGGGCACCGGGGCGACGCGCCGGCCGCCCCGGTGCCCACCGTCGCGCCTGCTGGTGCCGGCACGCCGGAGACGGGCGAAGTCAGCAGCGTGCATCTCCGCGACGCCTTCGTGGCGTTCGGCGAAGCCCTGGACAGCAAGGATGCCGATGTCGCGAAGCGCCTGGGCATCTCGCGCTCGACGCTGCACAACATGGTGTCCGGCAAGACGCAGCGCGTGAAGTGTTCGCTCGATCAGGCGCGCGTGATGCTCGGCGAGATCGACGTGCGCATGTCGAAGCTCATGGCCGCCGCCGACGTGTTCCGGCAGGTTCGGTGAACGATCATGGGCATCAATCGAAAGCCGAAAGAGGCCGGGCACGACATCGTGCTCGGCGTCGATCCGGGCGGGAACGGCGCACTCGCCCTCTACCGCCCGAACGCGGCGCCGATCCCCGGCCCGCCCGGCACGGACATCATGATCACCCCGCACAAGCTCATGGTGTGGGATATGCCGACGCGGAAGGTGCAGACGACGAAGAACAAGTTCAAGGTCGAGCTTGATCTTCGCGCGCTGTCCGATCTCGCGAAGATGCTGGTGGACAGCTACGGCGTCCAGCGCGTCGTGATCGAGAAGGTCGGGGGGATGCCTGGGCAGGGCAGCGGCTTCACCTTCGGGTGGAACTGCGGCGTGGTCCACATGGCGTTCGTCGCGCACGGGCTCGTGCCTGAACTCGTGTCGCCGGGCCAGTGGAAGAAGGACGCCCAGGTGCCCGCCGACAAGAAGCAGGCGGTCGCCTGCGCGGACGCCACGTTCGAGGAACACCGCGATCTGTTCCGCGTGCCGCACGCGACGCAGAAGGGCAAGTTCGTGGTCCGGTCGGACCGCGCCGAAGCCGCTCTGATCGCGTGGTGGGGAGTGAACTGCTGACATGGCGCATGACATCTTCCCGTATCAGGAAGAAGGGGCGCGGTTCCTCGCGGACCGCCCCCGCGCCGGCCTGCTCGACAAGCCCGGTGTGGGCAAGACGGCGCAGGTTGTCCGCGCCACTGATCTGCGCGGCATGATGCGAGGGTGGATCACGTGCCCCGCCGTGGCGCGCGAGCATTGGCGGGGAGAGTTCGAGAAGTTCGGCCTGCAATCGCGCAAGGTGTGCAAGGGGCAGACGATCCACGACTTCGTGGCGTGGGCGCACGGCCACTTCGACATCATGGTTACGAGCTACGATCTGGCGGTTCGCTGGACGAAGCATCTGCATGAACGCTGCGAAGTTCTGGACTTCATGGTGTTCGATGAAGCGCACTATCTCAAGAACGGCGGCACGCTGCGTGGCAAGGCGCTGCTCGGCCCCGAGAGCGACGGCGCGTATGGCGCCACGCAATGGGCGCAGCACGCATGGTGGCTCACGGGAACGCCCGTGCCGAACGATCCCATCGACATCTTCACCTTCCTGCGTTTCCAGAACGTCATGCCGCTGTCGAAGAAGGCGTTCTCGACGCGCTACTTCACCAGCCGGCCCACCACCTACGGCAGCGTGCAACGCGCGAAGCCCGAGATGACAGGGGAGCTACGCGCCTTGATCGCGAACAACTCGATATGCCGCACGCTGGCCGAGACTGGCGTGCAACTGCCGCCGATCTTCGTGACCACCTATCTCGTGGACGGCGACGCGGCAGAAGTTCGCCGGCTGCTGCTCGAACACCCTGGCCTTGACCAGTCGATCATCGACGCGCTGGCAAGCGAGAAGGGGATCGCAGGGCTCGACGCGCCGCACGTGGCGACGCTGCGGCGGCTGATCGGCGAAGCCAAGGCGGTGCCCTACGCCGCCACGCTGATCGGCGAACTGGAAGGCGGGCTCGACAAGATGGTGGTGTTCGCGCACCACCGCAGCACGCTGCAAACCGTGCGCGACCGCCTACTCAAGCACAACGTCCGCTGCGGCGTGATCGACGGCAGCACTAGCGAGAAGGAACGGCAGGCGATCATCACGGCGTTCCAAGGTGATCCCGAGTTCCGCGTGGTGCTCGCCAACATTCGAGCCGCCGGCACCGCGCTGACGCTCACGGCATCCTGCAATCTCGACATGCTCGAAAGCGATTGGGCGCCCGCCTCGAACTATCAGGCGATCAAGCGCGTGCATCGCCTGACGCAGACGCGGAAGGTGCGCGCGCGGCTGATCACGCTGGCCAATAGCTTCGACGTGCAGGTGAACAAGCTCGTGGCCGAAAAGACGCGGGCTGTTGGCGAACTCGACATCGCCACCAGCCACGACGGCGACGTGCCCACGATGGAGGAAATGCTGTCGTGAACCCGGATGACATCATTTTGTGGGCTGACGGGACATGGTGCTTCGCCACCGATCTGAACGGCATGGGCTGGAAGTCGGACGACTACGAGCGCATCGCCTTCGACACGCCGCGCTGGCATTTCGTGCAGGAGGAAGGCGATGACGATTGAGGAAATTATCCAGCGCCTTGAGGACCACGGCTATATGCCGTGGCACATCGGCCGCAGCACGAAGGGCGTGTGGACCGCGAACTTCTGCAACTACTATGAGTTCATGCACCGTCGCGGGCAGCGTGGCCCGGTCATCGGCTACATGGACAATAGCGAGATTTCCGTCACGATGCAGGGCGACACCATGCACGAGGCGATCAAGAATGTGATGGAGGACGTATGCCCTTTGTCGCATAGCGAGCCCACGTTCGACATGGACGTGATGCTCGGACTGAAACCGGAGAAAATCGACAACGGCGGGCTTGATCTCGCCGCGATGCTCCGGTAAGAGATTATCCGTTGCAACCCCAGGAGGCCATGATGCCCAACACCTACACCTTCACCACCGATGATCCCGCCGTCGCCGCCAAGGCGCTGACGCTGTTCAGCGGCGGCCCCACGTCCGGTGCGGTCGCGCCGGCCGCGATGCCGGCGCCCGCCC